ATTTGGTACCATACGATTACCCTTCTTTTTTAGTCCTTGTTGTTTGTAACCAACCCAACATGCTTCGTCTATACTTTCTGTTAATCTCATTCCTTTTTTAACTGCATCAAACATTTGCTTTGCTTGCATATCGTTGAGTGCAGATGGAACACCTTCTTTAAACTTTTTGAAATCGTTATCTCTTACAAAACCACGCATCTTAGAAGCGGACATACCAGATACACCTTCGGCATCAGGATCACGCTCACCTGCGCTAATGACTTCTATTGAATTGAAGGTAAAGTCTTTACCATTGTATCGATTCAATAGAGTTTTAAATTCTTGTACACGATCACTTCCGACAACAACTGTTACATCGGTAAACTTTTCTCTTTGAAGTTCTTGCATGACTTCAATGATTGTTCTTGCTCTTGACTTGACAACATCAAGCATTTTACCAAAAGCAAGTTTCGCAAACTTCAGTTTGTCATCGTATGAAAGTGGATCTTTTTTGGGATTAGTCGTGTGGGAAAGATACAGTCTAGCGACTGCGCCACGAGATTTTGCCGCTTTGGCTATATTTTGTGCAACCAGTTCATGACCGGTTGTTGATGGATTCATTCTACCGAATCCGAGTGTAACTTTCTTCATGGAGTTTTCCTTAGACTTATCCTGACAGGTTTGGCATACCCTAACTGTCCATACTTCTTATTTAGTAATTTTAAACGCCACCTCGCTCATTTGCCGCAATTTTAATGACATTTCCTGTCATTCTACTCTTGTATGCGGCTAACGCTCTAGTTCCTGGATAACCAGGGATTGATTTTCTTGTTGAATCGTTACGAATTAGAAACCATACTTTCTTACTGTCTGGCACTTCGCTGAGTTTTGTAATCACGCTTGAAACGCTGATTGTCAGAGTATTGTTCTCACCAGTATATTTGAAGTCATCACCTTCGAATGTTCGTGTGATAACTGAACCTTTGTTTGGCAGAATATCGCTACCAAAGATTACGCTCTTTGATTCTTCTACTGTTGCTTCAATACCAATGTTTGGTGTAATCTTAATAACGCCACCAGCAAGACTTTCTACTTTTACTTTATTCTCTTTAACTGCTTTGTCTAAAAAGTTCTTTGCATTCTCTCTCCAGAAACTATCAGCAGATTCCCAATACTCAGCATTGTCTTTCTTCAATGAGACTGGTATCACTTTACCTTTTGAATCTGTAATGGTCAAGTCTGCTTTCTTTCTGCCTGCGGTGTCTTCACCAGTTCTCTTTGCAATCTTTGCTTCTTTGATGAGGTGTTTGTGCTTACCATCTGTAAACAATACATCACACACACCATACTTTTGAATCACAAAGTTAATTGCTTGCACTAAGTTTGTTTCGTTTGCAACACCAGCAGAGGCAGTACCTTGTAGTGAAAGAGGCTTAACTGCAATTCTGAAATTAGCAACATCAATGTGACCAAGAGAACCACCGAATGAACGATTTGGATTTCTCTTACCACCAAGTTGATTCATTAGATTCGCCATCACGGTATCACGCTTTTCATTTGTCAAAACAAAGAGTGATCTTGCATCTTTTTTCTTCAAGTCTTTATAGCCGATAGAAGCCATGTACTTCATCAACGCATCTAATGTTGTAAATCGTGCCATATTACCATCCTCTTCTTCGTTTTTCTTTTCGGTAATAAATGATCTGAATCTCATTATTGCCATGGTTTTTGGTCTCTTTCTTTATAAATTGAGGTGTAGCCTTTCATCTGCTACCTCTGCCAGCCTTTAATAACATCCGGTGAGAAATTGGCGTAACTGAATCTCATTCTGTCAACCAACTTCACGGTGTTACCACTCAGATGGTCAATCGCAACATATCCCTCAACACCCGTAACTTCGTAACCTTTATTTGTCATCAAGAAAGTACCAATCGACTTCACTTGATCTAGTTTTGTAATCAGCACCAACTTCGCTTCAGCAAGCAAGTTCATCAAAGTAAAAATACTTTCAAGTTCAGATTTATTTCCAGCAGAAAAGAATTTCAAAACCTCATCACGCTTTGCGTATGTAGTCGCTTTTCCTTTCTCGCCTTTCTTTGATGCTTCTTTTTCATAGTAGTCTGTAATGAATTGAATGAGTTCAGCAACATGTCGCTTGACATTTGTGATCTTCAATTGATTTCGTACTTTTGTATTGTTGAATGTCTTGATGCGATCTCTTAAATCATCATTGCCTGCAATAAAGTTCAATGTTTTTGCATCGATGCGATAGAATACTTTGCCTGCATCAGATAGAATCTTTGTGATTTTCTTTGTTTCGGCATCTGTCATTGTCGCTTTGCCTGAGAGGTCACGATAGTTCACATCGGTCGACCAAACTCTTGGTGTTTTTCGAATCATTGAAAGAATATCTTTACCAAAGACTGCTCTCATCTCTTCAAATGTATTGCCTTCGTATAGTGTGTGCCATACAACGCCAATTTTAGCGGCTTTTATCTCTTTTGCAAGTTCACTTTGCGCTGGGATTGCATACACGATTGTATTTGGATGAAAGGTGATATACTCTTCACCATCAATTGTTGCAGTCTTCAAGTCTTTTTCTGTGAAAAGCAAGTCACCTTGAATCACGCCTTTGGTGATTCCTAGGTTTTTAAATTCTTCAAGAGATGCTTTCAGTTTATCTGCTAGGTCTCCTGAAGTGTCGGCATCGATCTCGGATGGCGTCTTGTATATTTTGGGATTCTTATTGAATATTCCCTTCTTTGCGACAAAAAATTTCCCATCGCTTGGATCGATTCCAACGAAAACTGCGGGTGCACCATCCCACTTTACTGTAATGTCTACACGCTTGGTAGATTTACCAGCAAGCATATCACGCACCGCTCTAAGTGCATTGATTGAGTTACGGGCACCAGTTACACCATGGTTGAGAACATCGTCCTCTGCATGCTCCATGTGTGTATTTTTCTGTTCTACTATAAATTGTTTGAAGTTCAACATTGTCCTAGATAAAAAAAGTCCATCTTGCGATGGACTATTTATAAGATTGAAAGATTTATCGCCTCATTGTGGCTTGATCTTTGGCTTCTTCATCGGAAAAGATAGGCACCGCATTTGACTTATGTAGGGTGCCAATGCCAAGCATTTTTGTGCCTGTATATCGAACACCTTTGATAGGTTTCGTGCAAGTGTCAGGACTGTTTGTCATCAAACTAGGATAGTGTGGCGTTTGCCTCACAAAAGGTTTGGGCGGCACATAGGTGTCGCTTTTATTTGCCTTAGCAACAGGCTTTGTCGCATGTTTTAGTTTAATGGCTTCCCACTCAGCGGCAAGTTGCCGTTGCTTTGCGGTAGGCTTACGCTTTTTGGAACGCTGATTTGTGTAAATTATCATGCTTACACTATAACATAACGACAAACTCCTGTCAATACTGTAAATTTATACAGTATTACCTAGCACTAATATTGATTTCAGATAGTGAAATGCTATCGTCTACATGGAGTGTAGGTTGTGCGGCGGCAAAATTATAGTTCATGTTGTCATCAATGGCTCCAGAGACAATATATTGATCACCAAAAGATACAAAGATATCATTCTCATCTTTCTTTGGTTTGCCAATGTGTGCTTCAAGTTCTTCAACCAATGCTTTCATCTCTACTAAAATTTCGTTTAATGTTCTCATACTTTAAACCCCTCAAATTTTCGTTGTTTATCCCTACGCCCGAAATCTGATTTATCGAACACAGGACCATCGTCTTGCTTACTGTCGAGAATGTCATCTTGTGCAGTTTGCTCTGCATCGTATAACTTCATCTTTGCTTTGTCAACTCCAATCACGAATCGTTTGTTTGTATCTGGATTACTATAACGATTCTTCAATTGCTTGACCATGATTTGATTGAGATCAATCAACTCTTCAGTACTGATAAGTGCAATCATAAAGTCTGCGGTTGCAGGCAAACCAAATGATTCTGAAGTATCAGTCAAGTCAACATCTGAATTAGAGTAGCCACTTCTCGTAGTTTGTGTAGCCGATATGACCGGCACACTATGTTCAACTGCAAGCCCTCGCAACTCTTCGGCAATTGCTTTGATGTATGAATATGAATTGACATTCGATCCGTGCTTGATTCGTGCTGATGCACAAATGTTTAGATAGTCAATGTAGATGATATCAGGAATGAATTGTCGTTTCAGTTTCAGTTCATTGAGTAGATGCTTGAAGTGTGTTACGCTGGCGCTGGCAGTTGGATACTCTTTGATAATCAATCGACCCAAAGTTTTTTCTTTGAGTTTTTCAATCTTTCTGAGATAAGTTTCTTTTGGTAATGCCGCAAGTTTATCAACATCGGTGTTCAAAAGATTCGCATCAATTCGTTCAGCGATTCTTTCTTCAGCCATCTCAAGTGTGATATACAAAACATTCTTACCTAGATTTAGATTCGATGCCGCACAATGACACATGAACATCGACTTACCGACACCAGTACCAGCAAGAATAATGTTTAGTGTTTTCTCAGGAAGACCGCCTTTTGTAATTCTGTTAAGGTAGTCAAGGTCAAAAGGTATGCGCTTCTCAACCTTATGATAGAAATCATACCGATTCGATGCATCGTCAAGAAAGTCATGACCAACATGGTTATCAAAAGATATCGCAAGTGCGTCAGATAGAATAGTAGGGATTGCGCCTTTGTCATGTTTACTCTTTCCACTTTCATCTAGAATCTGTATAGATTCCATAATTGCGTTGTAGATAGCCTTTTCTTGACAAAACTTCTCAGTAGCATCAACAAGCCATGTGGTATCTTTCTTGTCGAATTCAGCACCCGCAATTTCGTGTATGAGTGCGGTAATTTTCTTGTGCTGATCACCAGAGAGATTGGTCCTCTTATCAACTTCGATTTCAATCGCTTCGGTGGTAGGTAGAGTGTTATATTTGGTGATGTATTTGTGAATCTCTTCAAATACTGTTTTCTCGGAATGTTCAGAGAAATACTCACCGGATAGGAATGGCAGAGTTTTGCGTGTGTATTCATCATCGTTAATCAGGTGTTTCAGTATCTTTTTTTCTACGCTCATGTTCTCTTTCTGCTTCTTCTAGACTGTTCATTAAAATATCATTCATAATCTGTTCAAGCACCAATTCAAACTTTTCATTCTTTTCTAACTTGTCATTGTTATGCACCTGATAATCAAATGAGAGTGTAGCAGTACCTTGCTCTTCGTCTTCTTTGATTGATACAGTACCGAATGTAAATTGTGTGCCTTCGAAATCGCCAGTCTTGATTTCAATCGTGGCGATATCATCTTTCTCTTTGTAAGACTGATGAATGTCTAATACCTGATAGTCTTCATTCATTTTCATTTTCAGTCGCCAATTCTTCAAATTCTTCCATTGAGTTCTCACCTTGGGCACCTTCTTGACCATACAAGAATTCTTTCTTACATGCTTCGTCAATCTTGTCCAAAACTTCTTTGGTGAAATACTTCTCAGGTTCTTCGTTGATTGCTTTACCGAAAACTTTAGAGCCATCAGGCAGTTCGTACCTTGTAGATACTTTCTTGATTATATCATACTTCTCAGCAATGTCAAGCAAGCCATAGTAACGATCAAGACCTGTGCTATAGGTAATCTTTACTTCTACCTGTGCATTCTCTTTCGTCAATCGTGACTTCACAAGTTTTGCTTTCACAATGTTGCCAATCACTTCAGTACCATCTTTGTCTTTCTTCTTAGAAAGAAACACAATTGTTGATGCGGTGTACTTGAGACCAGAACCACCAGACATTTCTTTTGTTGGAATGTATGCACCGACAACATCGTACACATGGTTTGTCACAATTAAAGGCACACCAATCTTTGCAAGTTTCAGATTTAATACTCTGAATGTTGCTTTGAGAATGGATGCTTTGGTCATGTCTTTTGTTTCTTTGCCTTCAGCAGTATCTTCCATTTCTTTCGTAGAAGACAACTGACCAAGAGAATCAAGAACCATCATCATTGGTTTGCGTTTCGATTCTGCCTGTGCAGAATACTTGTCGATGATCTGCAATGCAGTATGACGAAACTTTTGAATTGTATCTGGTTCAGAGATTACAACTCGCTTCGTATCAACACCACGAGATTCCATCATCTGTCGTGTAACTGCCGCTTCAGTATCAAAGTAAATGACACCGCCTTCAGGATTTGCATCTAAGAATTGCTTTACAATTCCGAGTACAAAAAAGGTTTTACCTGTGGCAGATTCTCCTGCAAATGCGGTGACTTTGTTGTTGGGCACTCCACCATATATACTTCCACTAAGGACTGCGTTGAGAGCATATGAACCAGTATCGATACAACCGCTATATTCAGCACTAGCAGTACCATCAGCGAGAATTGTAGTATCTTCATCTTTTAATTGCTCCACTAAATCTGTAAAAAAATTACCCATAATCACCTCTCAGACTTTTTATGTAACTCGTTTAAATATTTTTCAAGTAATGCTGGCGAGTGTTGTTCTACTGCCAATTCTACTTTATCGTTTTGCTTCTTCAATTCTAATTCATAGGTTCGTTTTCTCAAATCGCTTGAACTATATGAATGTCTACGCTTATGATAATACAATTCGATCCCGTTGTCAATACAGTATTGCTTTCCTGTGAAATCTCTACCATAATATTCTTCACTTAGAAAACGAATGTTTATGTCTTGCGTCATCAGAAGATTTAATAAATCTGCTTCGGTATCATAAACAAGAATCTCATCTACATATCGGCAAGCCTGTAACTGAACATACCTTTCATAGATTGATTGTACAGGTTTGTTTTTTACACCAGGTCTGTCGATTGTAGGATCAACTTGAACGGCAACTTTAAGATAGTCGCACAATTCTTTTTCTTGTTTCAACATGGTAACATGACCAGCATGAAGCAAATCAAATGACGAACATTGAAAACCAATTTTCATAATCACCTCTCAATTTTTGTTTTCTTTTCTATCTCTTCCTTATCCATAGGAATTGGGTCCAATGATGTAAGATCAATCTTTTCTTTTTTCTTCTTAATCTTATCTAGTCCTTTTGCAAAGTCTTCTTTGATATTGTCTGTGATGCTAGTCATATCAACAAATGCTGGTGCATCAGGTTTTTTGTATTGCTTCAATGAATAGTTTGCCGCAACAATTAGTAAGACTGCAAGTGGATCAAACACAAAGATTAGTAGAATGATCACCAAGCGAACTGCGGCATCAAAATGATTCTGTGCGTCACTTCCGTAAATCATCTCTGCAATATACTTCAGAGGACCAACCTCTGCCATCATCTTATTTTCTTCTTTTAGAAGAGGTAGTTTTTCTTTTTGAATTGCAATCAATTCATCTTGCGTTTGTTGAATTTGGTCTGCGGTTCTTCTTGCAATTTTCTCAGGATCATCACCTGCTCTCTTCAAAAGAAACTGAAGTCTTTCTTTTGTAATCTTTTCTTTTTCTTCCAGCACTCTTAACTGTACAGAATTTTCACCAACATTCAAATTCGCTTCAATGTGCGCCCTGGAAAGAAAACCAAAGATGCCCAATGATGTAATGAACATAAGAACTACAACTGCAAATGTGAAATAGTATTTTAGAAGTCTTGGTGCTTCATGCCAGTTACGATACAACCAAGAAGCGGTAACAAGTTTTGCTAACTCTAGTGATCCACCCATCAATGCAATCGCAAGTGGTGATGCCGCAAAGATCGCCATCAAGCCAACAACTGAGTACCATGCGGCAATCGCAGATACTATCAATGCACAAAATAGAGTGAGAAGGGCGAATAGCATTTTATTCTCTAGTCAATTTCAGAATCTTATCAATTTGATCCTGAATCTTTTCGGTTCTGTTTGGCCAGTAGATATATTCTTTCTCTGGATTCTTCATGAGATTCACAAGCAATGGCATGATCATTTCTTCTAATTGCTTTAACTTGCCTGTTGTTTCTTCGTAGAGTTTTGCTCTCTCTGCATCAAGCCCTAACTTACCTTCATTGTACAACTGAAGAATTGAATCCATTTTACTTTCAAGGCGAGAGATGCCTTCTGTAGTAGCGCCTACAGTTTCACGAATGACTGAAGTTTCAAGTGTGTCTTGATTGACAACTGGTGTTAACTCTGCTTCGTCAACTGCGCTGAAACCAAAATCTTCCATTGATCTTGGTAGTAAATATTCTTGAGGAATTCTACTCATTCGAAAAACCTTTCTAAATTTGCTTTGGATTTATCCTGTCGTTCTCTGTATGTTTTCCAACTGTTATGCATTTCTCTATTCTTAAATGTTTCTTCAACATGACAATTCTTGCATAGTATTTTACACTTGCGAATCTCGTCTATCAACTCTCTCAGATACTTTCGATTCTTCTCCGCATCTTTAACTGATATTCTTCCTACAAGTTTTCCAATGCCAGAACCACAAGGACCATGCTTCGTGATCTCCACACTCTTTTGCGATGGATCAATGTGTGCAAAGTCTAACGCAAGTGCATACTTATTGAACCCACACTTTTCACAACCTTTGTCTGTCTTGTATTTACTCAGCCAATGTTGTCTTCTTTTCAAAATAAATTTTCTTTTGCTCAACTGAAAAATCCCATCAATGAAGAGACTGGCTCTGGATTCCAACCAAATGTATTCACAATAATCTTAAGCGGTTCAAGATATGCTTTCTCAAATTGTGTATCGTAGTCGATATACTTCTCTAAGCCAAACTCTTTTGGTAAAACATTCAATACAGAAAATACATTTTCTTGCAATGGGTTTGGCAACTTCATGTAACAAAACTTGATCTTGTCGCCATCACGAATTG